CTGGGGGGACTGTTGGGGATAAATGATACGTGGTTGAGATTCAGAGATAATAGAATCATAAAATCTCAAGACGAATTAGATTCTATGCAATATAGTGGAATGTACTTACTATCAGAATCTTCACAATTAGAATATGTCCGTAATTGTGTATTAGTTGTAATCGGCCGTCCTAATGTCTGTTGTGTTCAGACATTATATAATTATAACGGAAGTATCTATAAATATAGAGTGAAATGGTTTAGTAATGATTGGGGGGATTGGCGAACCGTATCTTTGGGATAGGATTAAAAAACGGGTGGTCCGGTACAAGCCGGTTCCACCCGATCCTGATATGCACAACGCCATGTGCAGCGCAAAGGTAATCCATGTTTCTAAGAAGCCAATACAAAAGACCTAAAATCTCCCCACTCTCCGTTCAAACAACGTCTGAAACCAGCAACATCAGCTCCCAAGCGGAATGCCATTTGAATTACATATCCTTGTCCATCGTTAAAAACTATCATTATGGAATAATTGAGAACAACACTAATTCCATTATCTCCGGTCACATGATACATTCCGCTTGCAGTTGCACTATTTACCTCTTCGTCTGTACTTAATATACCTTTGGGCATAAACGGGAACAGCTTCAAACTGTTCATTAGTCCCCCCAGTTTTGATGCAAGTGACTGCATCGTCATTTGTGCGGCATCTCCGCTACTTTGTAAAACTCTTACATTTGCGGCATCTGTCACAGTCGGAAGTTCATTTTCATACACGTCATTTCCTGCTGCAGCAACGGCAGCAAATGTTGAAGTTTCTGACAAAGCCATAACCATTCTTGTGGAAACCATGTCCACCATCTCATCCACTGTTACATTCTGTTCGTTACCGTCTTTATCAACAGCCTTAAAACCAACAATATTGTCTAAATTCAAATCACTCATAATATCCTAATTTTATAAAGTTCTTATATAATTTTTCCACGCTTTTGAAGTGCCGCCAACCGACTTGTACATCTTCTTTCTGCCGCCTTTTATTTTATACCGGGAAAGATTGTTCCTGTCATAGTTAACGGGGTAATCCGGATTGTCTTCGTTGGCATACGCCTCCATTTCGTATGAGATGGTATAATACGCCGAACTCGCAGGATGGCAGATAGGGTTTCCCTTAATCCACTCAACAAAATACCGCCAGTAGTATTTTACCCATGAGCCGACAGCCTGTGCCTGACGCAGGTGTATGGTTTCGTGAGTCATACTCTCCTTACCTGCATAGGTCTGCATGTACTTCTCTATGTTCTCTTTGTTCTCAATACGGTAGATCATCCGTCCGCACCACATCATGAAACGGTATCCCTTGAAAGGATAATGCTTCATGGAAAGCAACCGAGGAGTGTCAAAATCACCCGGCTTGCTTGAGAACAGCATCTTGATTAATTGCCATAATTCTTTCATAAGCATATCTTTTACTCAATTAAATCCATACGTGTTATATACCAATGGTTGTTAAAGGCCTTCATCTCCAAAACATAAGGCCTTGCCATCTGAATTTCTGTTTTATTGTTATATGCTCCCGCCAGTCCGCAGAAATAGTTCGTAGCCTTGTACTTGTCCGGGTTCTTAGCCACCCTTGATGTCATGTCTACTACAAACTCTAATCTCAATCCGTTCCATGATGATGCGGGAGGAAGGGTTATGGTTCCGCCAAGACCATCAGCGGAAAAGAATGTAGATCCCTGAGTGGATGGGTTCACGGTCATGTTACCTTCTGAATCAGCCAGACTATCCATATCGCTTCCCGGTGAATAGAGAAGATCTGCGGTGATAATACCCGACACTTTGACATTACTATCCGAATCCCACGATATGCCCCCATCAGCCAATTTCCCCGATCCGTCTTCTTTTATGAGTGTTTTACCACCACCCAATTTTATATACGCATCATTCTTCTTGCCGGATATCTCCATATTTCCATTCTGACTCTTCATCATGCCATTTTTATACATGAATCCGGCCACATTCGCACCATCGGCAAACAGGGTGTCAGTAGCGATATTCACAAACTTCTGCATGGCTTCCCAGTTCGAATCCCCGTTGGCTGATGTGGGTGCAGCGGTAACGGAAGCGCCGTAATTCTTTACAAGGAAATTATAATAAACTCCCCCTATCAGATATATGACCTTATCCCGGTAATCTGCATTCCAGACGTAAGTCTGTCCGGAAGCCCATACGCCTCTGTCACGGGGAAACGCCCCTGTTGCTCCTGTTGCTCCTATGGCTCCGTCTTTAGCAACCCCCACACCTTTTTCAGCGACAAAATTATTATTCCATGCGTTTGCGTCCGACGCGGATTTATAAGCCCGGACGGCGAACTGAGTGTATCCGGCTGTCGCAGGAACGGATATCTGGCTGTTCAGGGTAGCACCTACATGCGCCAGCCAGCTTCCGTTATATTTGCGTGCGACAAGATATAACCTATTCGTATCGCTCACATTACCGCCTATATTCTGTTTCATGGTAACAACAAATGCTGACGGTGACGGTGTGCCTGTTGACGTGAAGTTTATCGTGCTTACCGGGCTGTCAAGCCAGTACGAAGCGGACGGTTCGACACCGGAAGTCATTTCCTGCCAGTCGGAGTTGACAGCCTTGTCCGATCTCTTCCCGGAAAGTATGTAACCGCCATCCTTCTTCCTTAGATAACTTCCACCTCTCACACGAAGAAGCGGAAGTGGCGGATTGGATGTTTGAACCTTGCTTAAGTAAGATCCTCCGGCAAACGATACTGTACTGTTTTTCGCATACGGAATGTTGGCGGACTCCCAATGACCTGCGGCTGTGATACTCTCACCGTCAGCCCCGTCCTTACCATCTACAAGCATGGGGACGGTTTCAACATCCACTATCTGGTCATTCACGTAAAAGACAAACTTCAATGTCTTCGTGAAATTTCCGCTTGATATGGCTGTATTGTTGTTTATGGTAGTTTCTGCTCCACCGTCTATGCTGTATTTCAATATACCGTCCGTTGTAGTGGATATCACGCCCCCCACTGACTTTTGTCTGTAACATGATACGGAAGACACGCTGTAGTTTCCATTCTTGTCCTTGCTTACCGAACTGGCAGAAACGATAATACTGTATAGCACGGCATCCGAACCGTCCGCACCTCCACGGACCCCGGCTACAGTGAATGTCAGATCACGGGAATACTGCTGCCCGTTCTTTGTAGCCCTGATTGTGATCCTCACCGTGTTTGTCGCAGCAAGAGTAGCTCCGGCAGATACCGATATTGTCACCACTCCCGTATTCTTGTCTGTCGCACACAGAAGATTTGTGTCAGGTGTACAGGTGATGCTGTCAAGAGTGAGCTTTTCCGTTCCGTACCACATGCTGACTGTTGTATTCCAAGTCTGTGAGGACACGACCTTCCCGTCTGAAGTAAGGGCTGCATTGACCATCTCGTTATCGAAGTCCGCCATGATGGCATTCTCTCCGTCCTTACTCCAGCGATGCACCACTGCCGGAGTGCTGAACTCTGACCATACACCGTTTTCCTTAAAACGTGTACAACCCCATTCAACCTGATGGTCTGCGTCCACACCAACAAAATCATCCGTCCAGCCTTCGGGGATATAATCATCCTTCTGCTGGCTGTCAGGTTTTTCGGGAGGATTATCTATGATATTGCCTCTTGTGTATATATACTCATAGTCCTTACCGTCTTTCCCGTCCGATATCATAAGCTGCCATCTTCCGTCCTGATAGATGTAGGTGGCGCGGTCAGTTGTGTTACGGTATGAATCACCGTTTTTCGGGTTGGCAGGAGCCGTGGCAAATTCACCAAGGAAAGTGATACTCTCTCCTTTCAGTTCACGCCCGTCAAGCAGCATATCCCAGTCTTCGTTAACCTCCCAGTCGGCAGGTTTTCCGGCAAGATAATAACCACCGTCCTTCTTTCTTAAGAAATTGCCGCCTTTGACACGCAATATCCTGATGGGAGGATTGGAGGTTTCCACCTTGGATAAAAAGACACAGTTGGCAAGAGTGACCATTGTATTGGCTTTGTACGGGGTTTTGGAGGATTCCCAATGACCGCCACCGACTACAGACAAGCCCGGATCACCTTTTTGCCCTTCCGCCACTTGTTTCAGCCATGCCGGGTTATCATCTGACGGTTCTGTTGTCGTTCCGTTATCATCAACACACAACCACAAAGCCCCGTTGTGTGACACCCGGTTATAGTAGGCATACTTACCTGCGGTCCATTCACCTTTGTCCAACGGAACACGCACTGTCTGTCCGGTGATCTCATCCACCTGAAAGATAAGCCCGGTCATGATAATGTTTTGAAGAACGGCCGAGTAATTGTCCGCATTAATACCGGCTACAGTCATGCCTTTTTTCTTGCCGAACCACGCAGGCATCTGCGCCGGTTCCGGGTCCCAAGTGTTGGCATTGTCAAAGAATGTAATACAGTTGTTTCCGTTGACTGAATCAATAAGTATATAGGTCTGACGTTCCGGGTCCGTAAAGTTACCTGTTTGTGCCAATACCATCTGCTCGGCAGGTTTCCAGTCAGAATGCCCCGGACGGGGAATGACAGTAAACTTCTTGGCGGTATAATCTGCGGCAGTCACCCGGAATTTCATCTCTTCAAAGCCATTCAGCTTGCCTTCGCTATTCTTAGTCACAAAATAGGTGGTAAGGATATCATCAACAAACTGGCTCAATCCGTCCGCGTCCGTCAGATCGGGAGTGATGGTGTAGGTTCCATCGCCGTTATCCACGTATGACAATACGCTACAACCGCCACCGGGGGAGTTTACCATACGTCCTTTGAAATAGGTTGTACGGTTATAGGCTATTTCCGGGACAAACAAACGCTTACGGAAAACGCCGCTTCCCATTTCCATGTCACCCTTTTCGTCTATGTATCCACCTGATACACCAGTAACGAAATCACCGAACTTGGCATATTTCTTAATCAAGACTCCGCCCAGTAAGGATAACAAGTACTTAGTGGAATCCGCCACGTCCTTCCGCAAGAATATCTCTTTCAGCTTCTCCTCACTGTTCTCTATCTCAGTCATTACACGCAATGCGCTCATCACATCCTCATCGGTGTAGGTGACATCCTCGTCACCCTGCTTTACGATGCGGTTTATCAGATTCCCGGCTATCTTAAGACCTTTGAGGAAGTTTATTATACCTTGCGCATCATCATCGTTCAATGCGGAAAGGAACCAGTTTTGTACAGGTGTGTCCTTATCCAGCGTGTATGCGGAGTTGGCGTGATCGGCGTTGGTGACATCGCCTCCGCCACCACTGCCGCCACCGCCGTTCTGCTTTATCTCTTCAACCTCAATGGAGATCTTGCTAAAGTTGCTGTTGATGCGGTCTGCCGTTTCGCTCCAAGTTCCTGTTTTGTTTATTGTATTAAGCTCCATATATCCTGTTCCACTTTTACCATTCCGCATCCGGGTGCACTTCTACGGACAGATAGTTCATTATTCTGATGATTAGGTCTCGTATCATAAATATATGTTTTGAGTGTAATTGATAACTTTCTGAGTTACTCTATTCCGCCAAAACAATTCCCTCAACCGATATGGTCACATTCTCCATTATATTCCTCACTGTATAAATATCAAGTCCGGGAGCTGACAAAGTGCTGTCTCTGGCAACAGAATCTCCATTAGCCTTTACACTGGCCGAGCTACCATCATATCCCTCCTGTATGGTCAGCTTTACACTAAACTCCCCACCTTCAGAAACGGGAGACACGCTGTTATTATATGCTTCAAGCTGATAGCCGTTTCCCTGCTGCATTGTAACAGTATATGTACGTGTGGAAGCCGCCATAGCCTCAATGTCTGCGACAGGAGTCATTTCCATCATTCGGGAAATTATTTCACGGGCGATCCTTTCATAGTAAGGTATGCCTCCGTGTGTCGGGTCAATGATGGTATTATCAGTATAATGGCTGTAAAACCAAGTCTTGTTCATATCATTGATACCGGTCTGCAATTTGGATTCAACGTATTTGATCCCCCACAGATTCAGAACCTTGATCATGTCAGCGGAAATATTGTTTACCGCGGTAGAAGTTTCACACACGTGAGGAGGTAAGACAAACAGGATATTGATGTTACGTGCGACAAGCACCTGATTAATTCCGGTGTAATCCACCTCATTATAGTATCCTTTCACTTTCATATATCTGTAGTATAATTTGGACAGGAGCACATTGATCGCTCCGCAAAGTGTGTTTGTATCATGGTTCGATATGGAAATATCTCCCAATGTGTAGCTGCCTCTGTCGTTGGTTCCTCCTGCGACATTTATCAATACCGCATCTTCTGCGAGAGCATTGATACGGATATCCTGCCAGAAAGCATTACCATTTGAGCCGCTGATACGCGTTCCTCCGATTCCGTGCCATTGTGACATCGTACCTAACATCCGGTCTATAAAAAACTGGTATCCAGGATTCTGAGAGATGCTGTCCCCCAATGTATCAGTAATCTTGCCGGTCCACCATGTTCTGATATCCCAGTTACGGACTATCCGGTAAAGATACAGATAGTCAGTCGGCACAGCCTGTTTCACATGACTGATATACGGTGTCCTGTCTCCACCTCCGCCCAGTTTTACCATCAAATCACCTGTCTTGTTATTAATGTGGAACTCAAACCGTATCTTAGAGGTTCCTTTACGGGCTGCGAACATAAGATAAGGGGAACTACCACCTTGTGTGTTCAGTTCCCGTTTCGGAATATATGTACCATCATCTGTATAACAATATATATGTCCTGATGTAACACCCTGAACGGAAATGACTCCTTCTGATGGACAGTCTATAAAATCCGTGATACGGTATGAGGGATTGGATACAACCGCACCGGTTGACGCGTCAAGATACGCATTGGTCAGATTGCCGTTAAACAGATTGTATGTTTTTGTTTCAGCGAGCGACAGGCTCTCACCCATCTTCTCCCACTGTGCATTCTTTCTGCCATAAATACGGTCATCCACTGGCGCTTCTTCCACCGCATTGATTTCTTTCAGCAGATCGGGATTTTTAATCCAATACTCCGCAGAATTGGAAGGGGAGTCGTTGGTCACAACCAAAGAGGACACATTACTGGTTATAATCATGTTGACCTCTTCCATGTCTGCTATATCCACATAATCCGCAATCTGAAAATAGGATGCCGGAAGTCCCATGCCCGTCTGCGTCTTGAACGAACCGGTGGTTATTATAGCACCCTTATAATCCAGAATAAAAAATGTCACGCTATAATATTGGTTTGCCCAAATTTTATCGGTATTCTTTACTTTAAATATCGGATAAATGGCCCATCCATCAGAATTCTGCATATAGCCGGTAGCGCCTTTTATAAACCGCACATTCAGTAGTGCGTTTTCCATATCAAGCATGGAATTTCCTCTCACTCTATAATCACTCAGAACATTGACCGGAAGATCGTACTCCTTGTTCCAGTAATTGACAAGGTTCTCAAGAAATATTTTACCACCATTCTTGGCAAAACACATTGAAACCTTGTTATATACGAGTTTGGTATTCAGAGTGAATGAGTACGTTCCAATTCCTGTATTATAACTGAAGCCTCCTGTATCATCATCTATATATGCCAACGCCGTAGGGGTGTTACCCATATTCTTCAAAATATCCTTGAATAGAATAAACGCCGGACTATCCTCCCTGCTGATCTCAATACAAAGATAATCGCTGTCATTTACATATTTTTTTGTTCCGGCAATAATCTTGACGTTATCTCTTATCACAATCTTGTCGTACAACGTTGTGGAATTATCAACAAGTTTCATCACATAATTAGAAAGGGAGTCATTTGGAGCTAATTCAGCTAGTTCCGTAGTCAGGCTCTTGCGTGTCTTGGGGTTAACCACCGCATCGGTTGTGGTAGCCGGGTAAATGGTTTGGCTACCTTTGGTCAGCTTATATATTTTTGCCATAATAAATCTCCTATATTTCTAGATTAGTAACTGTTTCTTCTTCCTCTTCCGGTGGCAAAGGAGGTACAAAATCACTCAGCACATCTTCATATTCATTATCCGACAATGGGAACGCCTGAATTGTATTATATGCGGCATAATCGGGATAAGATGTTATTTCCACCGTGCTTTCATCGGTTTTCCCGGTAGTCAGTACGATTCCTGTATCTTCAACGGAAACAAGGTTGCAGATGCCATCCTGAAAGTCGGAATCGGATATGAAGTATTCACGTTTTACTTTCAGCATACCGGGAGAAAAACAGGGGTTGTCGAAAGCGACAAGCAGGTTGCCGTCTTCCATGCGGCTGCAACCCACATACTCATGCCCGTCAAAGGAGGCTATGAACTTTCCCTTGAACGGATTGAAGTAAGTGAACCGGAAAGGAGTATTCACATCCCCGTTCAAGTTCTTCTCTATGATTTTAAAATCGGACTGATAATTGATTCTCATAACTATAATATTGATGTTACATCGTCTATCTCCTCGGCTGTCAGGTAGCTGGATAAGTCAACACTTCCGCCACCTCCTGTCGTGCCAGTGGCACTCCATGTTCCCTTTGTCTTGCATTGATATATAGGACCCGGTATGGTGTCACCCACAACAGCCCAGTCACCTACAACAGGAGATGGAACAGCCGCTTTCAGTGATTCAAGAGTAGGGAACAACCCCTTGTTGCGGATACCGTTCTGCTTGACCTTCTCCACTTCGGTAGAAGTCTTGCTAAAGTTGTTGTTAAGACGGTCTGCCGCCTCACTCCAAGTTCCCGTTTTGTTAATAGTATTCAGTTCCATATCACTTCACTTTATTTGGGCAACATGTTCTGATCCCATACAATCTCAGAACCTTTAACCATAATTATGCGTCCTCCCATTATCTGGGTCTGATATATATAACCGTCACTTCCTTTTTGCTCAACAACCATACTGTCCGGACGGAAATACAATACATCACTATTGGAAGGATCATTCATAAAAACACGGGGAACCATACCGTTCAATCCATATTGAAGAGATATGTCCAAAAGCGAATTACCATCATCATCATGAATATCAATTGACGGTCTTCCATATTCATCCTCAGGAAATATGGTTATCTCATAACCTGACGGTGAGGAAACCTTCACTTTCCCGACAAATTCAGGATTTCCGTCAGCATCCCATTTAATGTTCCCATTGGCAAGCTGCCCGGAACCATCCTCATTCAACAGTATCTTACCATTGGCTATTTCAACCTTTCCCCGGAAATATCCGCCCAAAGCATAGATATATCCTCTTAAGAACACATCACCGCCATGAGTCGCAACAAAGTTCGCCATATTCGCCCATTCCGTATCTGTGGGCTGGTAATTAGGATCATTACGGAACCTCATTACGGTCAGAATCGCCTGTTCAAGTTTTCCTCCTGCCCAAAACGCCACATCATCATCGTCATTGTATATGCCGCTAACTCCGGCGGTGACCTTCTGTAACTTGCCATTCTTGTAATTACCCAGTTGGATCATATTGGCCAATATCAGACCGCCAAGAATATCCACAGATCCATCCTTGATCGCACTGGCGATATAATTGATTGACTGAAAACCGGCTGTTGCCTTGTCGTTATCCAAAATGGACGGTTTCCAGTCTGTGGCAATGGTCCCTCTTTCTAGTTGAAGGTCACAAACGGTTGCGGTACCGCTAAGCATAAAAATACCTGTACCGTTAAATGCGAACTTGAAAGTGTATCTTTGATAACCGGACGTAAGAGGCTGAGTTGTGCTGAAATCACCACACGAAACAGCCACAGACACACCTTTAGCTTTAAAGGATATAACATAGTTCTCATTTTTAATCAATGATACGGACTGGGACAAACTACCGATTGCGGCAGAATATCCGGAGCCGGCAGCACTGTCCGCGGATACGGTAGCCACACCCGTCCAATACTTTAATTGTTTACTATACAAATCGGTATCAGCAGACAATTGAGTATCAGAGGACAATGTTTCACTCTCATAATCTCCGGTAAACCCGGAGTTACGCAACAGATTGACACTTCCGACAGCCGCATTGTCTATCGCATCCTTAGCCTCTTGGGCAAGATCTGCCGCCGCCTGTATCTCATCCGGAAGCCCTTCCATGTTACGCCATCCGGTGGAACCCTGCTCGATATGGAACATACCTTTGATATCAACACCTTTATCCTGAGTGTATTCCATGTAAGTGTTCCGGTCCTTGTCGCCAATATACGTATCTCCGTACACCTTCATCCGGGCCTTGCCGGTAGATTTGTCAAAATCAAAAGAAATAACGTCTTTCCCGGTCAAGGTAAAATCATTAATACCCTGATACATGATGATGGACGGAGAAACTTCGTTCACCGAAGAGAGAATTATCGCCGCCTGTCTGGTGATATCAGTCTTATGGCCCAATCCCACGATATCATCACCTGCCACCGGAACATCGTTCTCGACATTAGGATCACACACGGTCTTGGACAGGTCTATATAATTCTCACCTACTGCTGTAACCAACCGCCAGTAATAGCGGTTGCCGACATGATGCGAAATGCCTGTCTTGATATTGCACTCCTGTGCGATGGCGAGAGATCCCGGAGTAAACTGGTTCTCTATCTCAATTCCGTCTTCCTCTTCCTTGAAATAACAACGGTAGACATCATCCAACTCATCCACACGGTTGCATTTCATGCCTGCATGGGAAATCACCTGCTCACCACCTACATACGTCTTCTTCTTTACTTCAAGCTCGTCAAAAACGGCTTTGACCTTGACATACAGATAATCAACAACAGCCTGTGACATACCGTTCTCAAGTACAGTGATTCCACTACCGTTCTTACCAATCAAAAGACCTTTTAAAAAAGTGATCAGACCGTTGGCCGTGTCGTTATTTATCTTTGAGATAAAATATTTGGAAAGTTCCTCTATATTTGCACTTCCCGATATGGCAACAACCCGGTCTTTATTGGTCCTTATGTAAATAGAAGGATTCTTATCATCATTATGTATGTATATCTCACCCTCATTCAACCCTTCCAATCGCTTTTCAAATGATGGGGATATTTTCGGTATAATCGGATTTCCTTCTGCATCCGTTTCCGAACCGTACCACAATATCTTTATAGGATGATTTCTAGCCATGATTACACATAATTTTCATTAACAAAAGCAGCTTGCGCCTTCTTGTATTTTAACACATCGTCCTCTTCAGGATTAGTTAGCAAAAATGCTATACCTGAAGAAGAAGTTGCGATCTCAGTTTTGCCTCCGATCCCAGCAATATCGTTTTCTCTAGGGCGTAAAGTCACTTTATATATAAACATCTGTTTTTTACCTATTGTATCCAGCTTTTCCGGGACAGAATCCCCTTCCCGTACATACAAATTACCGTCTATGTTAACGTGAGAAAGGCAAAGTAACTTATTTATGAACTCCGCTATATAATACGGAACACCACGACTTGTCCCAAATACAAAATCAAATGTCTTATAAGGAAGAGAATACATTTCTATTATCTCCTGCTTCTGGTTCACGAACTGTTCGTTCTCAACTTTTAAGTCCACCCCATCCGGTTTGAATCCTCCTATTATTCTGAACTGAAACATCTGCTGAACATCATCAATCCAGAATATATTATCAAATGCAGAATTATTATCCTTATGGGAATATTCAATCAATATAGAATCACCTATATTCTCACACACACAGAATTCCTCACATTCCTTATCGCCTATAGTTACTGTATATATCCCCTCCGAAGGAGATAATGAGGCATAATACATCTTAACGCTTTCATTAACATCATAAGTGAGCAGTGCTATTGACGAGGAGATATTGCCAATCTTATCATTCAAAGAAGCCAAAGGTATTTCACCGTTATCGCAGAAAATTTGCAGCAAAATGTTGTCTGACAAGGAAAATACTTGTCTGAAACATCCTGCATTTGAATATTTATATTTCAGCGGTTTGAAGAATAACGGGCAAACATCTCCGATTGATATCATGGTCTTTTCGTTAGTTTCTAGCAGCTTGCGACTTCACAAGCTTTCATTGCAAATGTAATAATTAAAAATTGAATCTTTATAAAGAATTAGAATTTTTCACAATCAAAGTTACCTTTGAACTTTGTGATTTTGTGAAATTGTAATCAGCCTGCTGATAATATCCCTGTATAACCTTGCCTTGATGTTCAAATTCAACAATTCCTGTAAGATCTTCCGGAAGCTCTACATCCGAAGTTTCAAATTCTACTTCCGCCACAGTAAACATCCTTTTTGAAAGAATTATATCCCTGCTTTCCCCCATTCCATCAATACCCACATCACTATTACCATCTGAAGACGCAAAAGTAAGCATCTCAACAGATGAACCGATATATGCTTCATTGGCCAAAACCATAGAAGAAGGAGAAAACATGGCATTGAACATTGTGTCAGGGCTGAGAACGCCACCCATAAGATAATCCCTGTTCAATATATACTTAAGTCCAGACGAATCAGATTTCACCCCTACCATAAATAAATCAGTGTCACTTTCGTTGTCTGTAGTATCTTCACCTATCTTGTCAGCAAGGAACTCTATGCCGTATGCGTCCGCACGGTATGGAGATATCATTTCAAGGCTATTGTCCGTCATGGTCACGCCTGTGGTATATTCATTCGTAAAACGAAACTCATCCTTACCATTAGCCGTGTCGTAATCCTGTTTGTCAAAGCCTATCCGTATGCGCGAATACACCAATGCGGAATTAACCTTCATCTCGTAATCGGATAAATCATCTATTTTTTTGACAACATCATCCGAGAAGTATTTGCCTCTGTGCCGGAAAGTTATCGTATTGCCGGATATGTCATAAGCGTATCCGAACACATAACTCATCCAACTTGCAAATTTGGTGAAGGATGTATATATTTTGGCTCCCGGAATCTTACGAGCTGATTCAGCCGCCAAGAGCATACAATTATCAAGCCTTCCGTCATCCATGCTTTCTATTACCCCCGTCAATCCGTCTTTTCCCCCGTTAATGCTTTTGAGTAGTCTGTTGAGCAACGTGCCGGGATTTACAACATCCATCTCAACAGGATTTATTCTGTTTTTCCATGATATCGTAACACGACTTTTTGAATCCACGGGATAAAGGGCAGCAAGGTTAGGACCAGACTGTTCCCTCCCTGACTGCACTTTGCAAAGGAGCACAAGCTTCTCTCCTTTAGCTAAGAATATATCATGATGTGCTGAATATTCTTTTTCTATAAGACCGGTGGAATACGTTTCATAGAATACCTCACTGATTGTTTCCAATGTCTTTTTATCCGTGCCAATTTTAGCTAGTCGGAAACGTACCCCGTTAGTCCAGCCCCATGGCGATATGATATTATAGCTTATCCAAAATTTAAAATCAATATCAACAGACAAATTGATGCTTTTTACGGCATATATCAGAGTGCCATCATCTTTACGTTCATCCAACACCTCCGTCCCATTATCATTTAGATAATACTCCGTAATACTTATATATGACTGATCCGATATCTCCGTGGCATTGCCTATATTAATGTCGGTTGCCTCTGTATATAATGACATGGGAAGCCACCTTTCAGCAAAATCCATTGACACAAAATTATCTTGATCCGGAATCTCCCCTACTTCTCCATTGTATATGTCACCTGTAGGAATCCATTTTGCCGATTCTGAAAGTTCAAGCCCGTCATAAACAAGAGGAATGGGACTTTTCACCTCTTCAACAGGATATTCATATTGGGTTCCCCTTTTAGCCTTTATCATGGACGCCACGCTATCATCCACGGCATTTATCTGTAAGATACTACCATTATCCTGCAATGTAGAGAAATTGAGAGCGCAACTAAACCGTTCATTATACAACCAACTGTTATTTCTTGTACTTATTATTATTGAAGCGGAAGCATTCAGATAATCTTCATCATATTGTTTTAACAGCAATATTCTAGCATCCCCAGCAAAAGAAAATTTGTTAGAAAAAGTACGGATAACACCGTCATAGTCATTTCTCTTGAAACTAGCCTTCACCTCGTCCCAATTCTCAAGATCATCAGTAACCCTGTACCTCAGACCATTTATAAGTAACTCACATCGATAATACATAATTATTTCTTTTTACGATTCAATTCATCGATTTCATCGCATGTCTGCCTAACAAGACAGGCGTAAGATCCGGCGGTCCATTCTTTCAGATTGATATGCATCTTATTATATTTTCCAATAGCGACAACTTCATTTATAAACCCTCGTTTTGTAGGCTTCTCCTTCGGTTCCTCATTCTTTTCCTTACTTATCTTGTCCAAATCATATTGTGCACGGGATTTTAACGCGGATATTCTAGCATTCATGACCATTACATCACCTTTCTTGCACGAATAACCTATCTTCATCAGAATATCACGCACCTCATCATACATTTTCAACTTCATCATGTTCTCACATGCCTTCATGCACTCCACGGTCATTGCGAGATTCATACGTTCATTACAATTCAATATCTCAGAGGATAACTGTTTGCTCCCAACAATTTCTATATAGTCATTGATAATTTTTGCCGATGCGGCCCCTTTGTCCTCACTGTCAAATTCGATAGTATTGCTATCATTGGTATAGATCTCTATAAAAACGGACAAGGGAAGTTCATATATGTCACTTGTATACCTCATAATCATATACTTTTTGAAAATTGCTGATAATTGTTTTCTCTTATCGCCTTGGCTAATTTTGCAAATCCTATCTGCTGTGATTTCTCCAGATGCCCTATCTTTTTCTCCAGTTCGCTATAATCATTAACTATTGATACAGGAGGAAGATCGTTTTCGCTTCTATATGCCATAAGACCATCAAAATCATTTGCATGAGCCTTTATCCTGTCCATATCCACAGCATAAGGTATAACCTTCGCACCTTTAGGGATGTCAACCAAAGTAGGGACAGACGGAGTAATATACGCTCCTTTTTCAGTAACAATTGTTTCAGGAACACCACCATCACCCACTACAGCCAATCCGCCTTTATGCGAATCAGTACCCTTGGCATACTTAGGTATAGGTTGTGATGCTATCACAGCTATTTGCGCAGCCCCCATAGCCGCCGCAATACCAGCAAGTACGAAATTAGGCAACGCCTTCGCTACAGCCAAAGCCGTTGCAATAGTAGCCTGTATGATGCTATTGGCTTTATCCCATCTTGCCTGTTTTTGTTGCAATTGAGCTTTCTTCTTCTCCAATTCTTCATTTTTTCGTGCTGTTTTATCCTCAGCGGCACGTTTACGGGCCTCCGCTTCTTCCGAACTGATAGCACCTGTTTCTTCAAGACGCTCAATCCTTGCCAGTTCTTGTTCCCCCGCTTCCTCATTGGCTTCCTGCTCCTCTTCAATTTTGGATATGCGGTTCTCGTATATGTTCTGCATCATGGAATTCAAACCGTCAGAGATTTTAGCCAAACTTCCTAAAACAAGCTTAAGCCTTTCTCCATTTGACATATTAGCCCACATATCAGAAAAAGAACCACCTGCCTCTTGGGCTTTTTTGGCCAAATCTCCAAGCACATCATTAATCCCTGAGAAGAAATCTGCAAACCCGCTTTGTTCGGAAGGAAAGGAATCTGTAATGTTTTTCAAAGCATCCGCCCAATCCTCTACTTGTTTCTTCCCTTTTTCAGCTTCATTAGACGCCTCATCATTCAATAACGAACCAAAATCCGCGCGCAGCTTTTGGAGTTTCAGCCTTAATTCCTCTATCTTCTCCTGTGGGATGGTACCGGTTGCCTCCGCCACTTTCAATTCAGCCTCGGCTGCTGATATCTGAGCCAAAAGCATTTCTTTATTATATTTTATCGTGAGTTTATAAAGGGCCTCCTTATATTTCTCTTCACTCATCTCGCCTTTCAGGTGGCTTTTTTCAAGCTCGTTCTGCTGTTCAGCAAGCCCTACCACAAATGCCTCCGCCTGCCGTGAAGCAGAATTCTCCATTCTTTTGATATCTTCATATGTCTGCCTGTTCAGCTCGTCTATGCGCTTTTTCTCGTATTTGTCCCTTACTGCCTGAAGATTCTCATAATTCCCCTTCATGGCGTTTATCTCAGCCTCTTCATCCAAATCTATCATTCGCATTCTCAACTCACGTTGCTCTTCGCTTCCCTCTTTGACTGCTTCTAATGTTATCTGTAACTTTTTCTTCTCCTGACTCAGATAGAAATCGATCTCTTTATTGGCAAGTTCTTCCTGCATCTTCTCAGCAAGGTTTTTACGGGTTTCATTTTCTTTCTCACTATTTCCTTTCACCTCTGCTATACGTTGCGTATAATTCAACCGAATACTCGCAAGTTCTTTTTCTAGACCTTCATCCATTAACTCCAATCTGCTCTGCTGATACGCCTTATCGATTCTAAGTTGTTCTTTACGTAGCTTCTCCAATTTCTTTTTTTGCTTGTCTGTTAAAGTCGTAGACGTTCCAGATACATCATCAATAGAATTTGATATTTCCCTGATATCCGCAATCTGTTTTTCCAAAGAAGTCACTTTAGTTACTTTATCCAGATATTCATTCCAAGTTCTTGTCTGTTCTTTACCGAATTCGGCATTTGTCTTTTCCAATCCCAACGCCTGTTTGAAGAATGAAGCATCTTCCATATCTTTCCATAATTGCTGGTTCTCATTATAGAATTTATTCCTTAAAGACTGTTGCTTTGATAACTCCTGTTCAAGAACGGCAATTCTTTCATTTTTGGCTTTTTCCAACGCTGTCGTTTCGTCATCCCCAGCTTTTATATATTCATCTTTCAAACGGTTTATGGCAATAATCTCAGATTTTATGGATTCCTCCGCATAAGGGGATGCTGCTCTCTTGGCTGTTTCAACTTGCTTATCTGCAAGTTGTTCCGCACTCATTAGCCATTCATTTATTTTGCGTATGCCATTTGTTGCCATGTCGATAAAATCCTTCATGGCTCCGGTATTGTCCATTATAGTCAGCATCAAAGATTCCCAGGCTGATGATAAGTTATACAATGCGCCTTGTACATTGTTCCCCATAGTATCGGCCATTTTATTCAAGTCATCTTCCACTCCTGTAATCTGGTCACGGAGAGGAACGATCTTGTCTGATGCAGTCAGAAAGGCGTTAAAAGCTGCCACACTTCGTTTATCGGTCATTTCCAGTGTGGAATTCAGATCAATCCCTTGTTCTTTTAATCTTTTCAATCCGTCAACCAATTCCGGTAATGTCTTAACTGGTCCACCAAGAGCTTGTGCTAATTTACCACTGCCATCAGCCAAATTCAGTAATATATTCCGGGTGGCTGTAGCCGACATGGAAGCATCAAATCCTGCGTCTGCCAGTTTGCCCAATAAGGCCAATGTGTCTTCTATTGTGAAGTTGAAGGCCTTGGCAACAGGTCCGACGATGGGCATTGCTGTCTGAAGGTAGGAAAAGGAAAGGGCGCTCTTGGTTGTTGCGACAGCCATTGCGGATACGTACCGTTCCGTTTCTTCCGTATCAGCCCCGAACATACGTAGAGCCGCACCAGCCAAAGCAGCAGCTTCCGGCAATTCAGCACCAGTAGCCTGGGCAAATTTCAGCACTCCCTCGGTCATATCAAGTATCTCTGTCTTGGAAAAGCCTAATTTGGATAATTCTATTTGCAGATTGGTCGCTTCTGAGGCGGTGTATTTTGTCGCTTCTCCCAAACGCCTAGCATCTGCTGTCAAGTCTTTTATCTCTCCTTTGGTCGTACCCAATATGGCTGCGAGCTTACTGTTTGCAGCTTCAAAGTCAATTGCCGTATTAATCCCCTGTTTAAATGCTCCTATTAGCTTCTGAATTCCTGTAATAACTGCTTGGGCTCCGACAAAGCCCTTGATCATTGAACCCACATTAGAAGCGACCTGTCTGGTTCCACCAGCAATACTAGTCTTGATTATTCCTCCAAACCCTTTTGCGACAATACCAAAGTTTTTCATTGAATCATTGCCGTTCTTCAATTCCACTATTGCCAGTTTTATCTGCTCCTTGTAATCGCCGACTGTCATTTTCGCCTGCACATACGCATCGCGATTCCTTTTTATATAATTAGTGTTCTGATTTATTGCCGAATTCAATTGCTGACGTATCTTCCCTTCTTTATCTTCCGCATCTGTCAAATCCTTCACTGCCTGACGTAATTGCTTATTTACGGCTTCAGCTTCAGCAATTGAATGGACTTCTTGTTTTGAAAGCTGTATCGCCTGTTCTGTAGTCAGTTTTTGTTTTTTCTGTTCCTGATTCAGTAGTTTTTGCTGGCGTAGACGCTCTGTCTGCGCCTTCTCAAGTTTCAATTCAGCTTCAGCATTAAGTTTCTTTGCTTTTGCGTCCTCTTGCGCATTCTTTACCGCCTGTTTGGTTACTTCATTAACTTGCTTAAGTGATTCCTTGTATTTTTGTTGCAAGTCGGCAAGTTTATTCTGGGTATCATGTAGTTTTTTTACTGTCTGCTCGTATTCCTTGCTTTTTTTATCCAATTCCGACAAATTTCCAGGACTTGCATTGATTTGAATCGCCAGTTTCGAAGCAAAATCCGCATAACTATTGGATGTTCTCTTAAAATCATCATCCAATGTTTTCAAATCCTTAGAAAGTTTTTCAAGCTTTGTAAATATACTGGACGAGATTTCATCCGTGATTTTAAATTCTGCTCCTGCCATAGTCTTTTCGTAAGTTTTGGGTGATACATGACTTCATGCACCTTCTAAGAGCAAAGATAGTGATTAATTCATTATTAGAAAGATAAGAAAATAAAAAAGAGAAGCAAAACCTTCTCTTTTTTCAATAAATATTCTCTCTAAAGTGAAAATATTAATCAATCACCATGTAACAACATCTTCTATTTCTCCATTCCTTACAGTACATCTATAATGGGTACGGACCATAGCTCCAAAACTATTTTGCGAGTCAACATAGGATTGAATTATAATTGATCCATCAGAGTTTATTTTATATTTTGTTTCATCATCTCCATCATCTGCAAATTTCGCAGATGATGGAGATTTTAATATTTTTTTTATACCGTTCTTAGCATCTCTGAACGCCTGCGAAACTACATAAGAATTATTATTAGAACTTTCCCTTTTATTAACTCTAAAATAACCACCAGTATACAATAATAAAACAGTAATTAAAGAAATAAAAATAATTACACTTTTTGCATAAGTTCCTTTAGAAAGATTTATCAATAGATTATCTTTTAAAAAACGCATAATAACAGTCCTGCCCATAAACAAGACTATAGCAGTTGCTAATAAAAAAACAACAGTTCCTATTGTCATATCATACTTTTTTTATATAGTTATAATAATTTGGTTATTTTCAGCAAAGTAATATACTTTTAAAATCAAATCAAAACATTACGACACATTTGTTTGCAATTTAGAATATTGTCTAAATAAATTATAAACATAGCATTTCAATCTTCATGTTTAAATTTCACCTTCTCACTTCTTTTCCCAGTGCAACAATCAGTTTGAGATGCTTGCCGTATATCTGTTCAAGTCTATTATTTTGTTCTTCCATTTTTTGAAGTATAATTTCTAATTTATCTATTGTTTTCATAGTCTTTTCGGGTTATGTTGCGAATCGCAACGTTAACGGATGTAAATAGTCTGCCCACCTCGTAAGATAAGGTGGGAAAGACTTGATTAATATGTGATTTTTAAATTACGCGGCTGGATTCAGCTCACCTTTTATTTGCTTGATGGCTTTCTTCACGTTCCAATCATTTTCATATATAGCAATGATAATCGCCTACCTCGCTGCGTCCAGACCGTATATGTGTTGGTATAGGTATTACCTCTTTCACTTGTGAAAATATTGGTTCTCGTTTCATGCATACCCCATTTGTCGTAGGGCGATTTAAGAAGCCATTGCCCAGACTGCCTAAACTGTATTCCAAGTTCTTTCAGTTTGTTATTCAGTTTCTCTGCCGACATACCTATTTCTTTTGCAATTTGAGCTGTGGTAAGGGCATTCACACTCTGCAAGTGGTTGTCGTAGTAGCTGACTTTTGGGGCGGATTGTATAAGTTCTTTCTGCTGGAGTTCGATTGTTTCCTGCTGCTGTTGGACTTCTAATGCAAGAGTTTGATTTTTCTCGTATTGGTCTGCCCATGCACGGGCGGCTTCGGCAGGATTATTAAAATTTGGGAGTTGGGGTTGAAGTGATGCATTTCCAGTAGTTAATAACTCCTCTATCTTATCATCAACCCAAATGGCAAAATCAGTGGACAACTTTTGAGCGACACGGATAGCGACTTTCTGATGTGCCCATGTGCCTTGTTTTCTTCCATCTGAATGATTTCCTCTTGTAACTTGCAGCAAATCAGCCGAACTAAAATTCTTTATTTCACTCAAACGACCTACATAATCGGTTAATTCCTTTGAATTGATAATAGTGGATAGATTCTTGTCGGGAAACGGTTTTGCAAAGTCAGTAAGGCATACAAGAATATACCCATTCATTTTGCGCATTCTTACACTATTCCCATTATAAGAGAATATTTGCCCCATGTCGGAAGGGCTTGCCGTACCTAACACAGCAACGCTATTGCTGTTTGAGTAATTTTCATTCAACTGCAGCATAAACAATGAAAATTAAAAGTTAATAAATAAAGAAAGCAGAGAATTTCTCCAACTTGCTACAGTTCCATATCGGCTTTGGGGCGAATATGTACGGAGAAACCTCTGCTTATATTTTAAGCAATACTTTAATATCGGGCATAAAAAATCCCCAATCCGAATATGATAATAAAACTGTAGCGGCACAAAGTTACAACATTTTTTCAAACAAACAAATAATGAAAATATATTTTTCATTGTTATTTTCACACACATAATATCCATCTTTCTAATGACTTTCAACACGCCACAATATGCCTTACCTGTAATTTCTGCAATTTGCAGTGAACTTATTGTTCTTTTTTCGCCATTTTCCCCATCAATAGGTACTAACTTATTAAAATTTTCCATATCTTTGCGATATAAGATTAATATTGTTCCCCGTTGGCGGCTCAGTCACTTCCGCCTTTGGGGATTTATTTTGACTGATTGTAGCAGGTGGGGAATCGAACCTCATTGTGCCATTATTCACTCCTGCTTTCCTCCCTTATACTATCCACGCTTGGAATCGTATAAAAAGAAAGTTCCGTAATAGGTGCAAGCTACTACGGAACAGTCATATATAAACTCCAATAGGAGAATATTTAATCAACATCAAGTAACGCTTTGCACATGTTACAGATACAAAGGTAAATGATGTTTTTATCTTATACAATGGTATGAATATTAAACAAAAGACAATATCAATTAATAGTAATACTAAGTAACGCATAGTAATATATAGTAACGCAATTATTAAATATCACATTCACAATTTAGACAAAATCTAAATTATAACATAATTGATAGTTTTGTTTTTCAATTAAAAAATAAATGTCTTTTTTTGCACAAAACATTTGTAACAAACGAACTGTTTTTAGATATAAGCATCATTAATCATGGGAATATAATATGGCTGAAAAAAAACAAAGTTACACAGAGGAAGAATTGAATGAAATGATTGCATGGTTTAATGATCATGCTAACCAACTTCCCAAAACAATGCAAATTAACAAATCTGCGTTCACTCCAGATTTAGTCCTCACTATCGAAAGCTGCATCATGCAGGCGAAACAAAATTTAGGAAATTACAAGATGGAAGGATCATTCTTGCTTCTAAGGCAAATAAGAGCCAATATTGAAAAAGGAGAAAACGATCTTTTGTAGATCCGTCCTTTACATAGATAGCGGTAATCCTTCCGGATGTCCGCTATCATTTCACGGAAATATGAATTCAATAAACTCGCCTGACCAGTTTTCACCTTCACGACAGAATTTATACACATCTCCAACCTTGTATAATATATAAACACATTCATCCATAATAGCAGCCTTCTCTGCGATTGAACGCATATGTTCCACCTCCCTCATTGACTTATTTCCTTGGCACAAGCAGTTTTTCATAGTTCGCACCTCCTTATAAATTTCTCAATAGAGGGCATAAGCCTGTACGTAACATAATGCCTCCTTGCTTTGGAGCTTACCTTGAAAATTTTATAGCCATATTTCTTCTCAATATCAGAACCAAAAGAAACGCCATAGCTGGCAATCCTTATACCATTTGATATTGGTATTGCCGTGATAGAACTATAAAAATCTCCACGTATGATAAGGTTTGGAGTATTGTTCCCTCTTGCAGAAAAACCCAGATATGAAGGTTTCGGTTTCTGTATCTTTGTCTTCCAATTTTTATAGCGTTCGGCGTTTTTCTTCCAATGCTCTCCATAAGTTTTTTTAAAGTATGGGTCCTCAGTATATCCAGGGATCAAAGGATTTTCATCTCCATCAACACCACTATATAGCTGTTCTCGTACATATTCCTCAAACTGAGGAGCATCCTTTTCCATCTTATCCCTTATCATTGGCTGAATGCCATCAGCCAATTTCTTCCAACATCTCGCGTATTCCTCCAATGTCATAGCAAAAACGGGGGATCAATCTCCCCCGCCTCCTAAATTACTGTTATTGATAATTCTATTATATACGGAAACCAGCCTTGATTTCCGCCTTTCTCTAGAAATGTCCTTCCAGAATACATCTATATTCTGAGCGACAAACTCATCCAATGAAAGTTTGGCCACCTCGGACTCTATAAATGTGACTCCATTAATTCTCATTGTACCCATTGTTCAATCCCAATGACCCCATTAGCCTGTAAAATAGAAGGAGATTTAAGCACCGGTACACCTCCTGTCGCTGTAAGCACACCGTTACTGTATTCCAGTGCTGACGCACCAGAAACGACTGTTGAAGCCTTCTCAGACAATACAGCGCCATAATATGCAGTAAGGTCTGTGCGGTCATAGTGATCCACGAGTTTATATGTATTCTCAGGAGATGTCATTTTTACAAATTCAACATAATTCAATCCCTTGAGAACATTTTCCAAATTTACACCCGATTGTTTTACAGACATGTTTTTCATCATCTTCTCCGTATCGGAATACATTGCATTAAACGCAAGATAAGCCTTTTGTCCGCTTGAGTCATAAGTCTGCCCTGTAGGGTAAACCCCTGACAAATCGAATCCTGCAAGCTCGTCTGTTCCGTCATCCTCTCCGTAGATAACATTATTCTTGTCAAAAACATACATATCAAACAATGTATCCTTGTTGGCTACAAGATTAGCTTGTAAAGCTAGATTAAACTTACGCAACGTGAATGTATCCGTCCTTGCCGAATAGCCCGTTATTTCCGAACCGGCATAACCATTTTCCGATGTATTGGGTTCACCACCGCTTACCGCATATTCCGAAAATCCTGTAATAGGATAAATTCTGTCCGGATAATCAGCATGACAAGCCTCTTCCAAAGCATCAGCAGTCAGTTCCTTTGGCAGTTTTTTGCCATGAATGACCAATATAACACCTGCTACCTTGTCCGGTTGCAGGGGGCAGTAATTCATTCCAGTATTAAATCCGGACGTGCTGCCGCACTCTCTAATATCTGTTCGCATAACAATTCTGATTTTTAACTGTTAAATCCAAATTCTTTATTTCAATAGCATCTATCTTTTCGCCAACTTCCTTACCGTCAACATCAACAGCACCACGTCTTCCAAAACTATAATTTTCTGAATATGTATGGCTTACAATACCGGAGTAACCGAAATCAAATTTATCACATTTTTTTAACTCTTCTATGAATCTGTAATACAAAGGTCGAAGAATACCTTCAAAAGATATCTCACGACGTTGTTCATTTGTATACTTTTCCAATGTATTGGTAGCGATTATTATGTTTACAGATGCCTTACAAAAATAATCCTCACTATCCCTTTCCTCGTCTAAGGGAACATACAGCCCTATCATTGGGAATTTTCCCAATGCTGTCACCCTGCTTTTCCCAAGAAGAAGAAGTGTTTCCCTTATATAAGAACTGTCACCATATATGTAATTTATCTGTTGATCCATTCTTTTTGACAAGGAAGCACATACATCTGATATTATATCGATTATCATATTCCAAGAGAATTAATTGTTTCCAACAATTCGAAATCGGTGGCGATATCCGGATAGTCCGCTTTATTTGATTTAAGCCACCTCACAAGTCTGATATTCATTCTTACCATGTCATTCCATGCGAATATCATTTTCCTTTCTGGACTTACAAGACGGCCGTCATCTTCGTCAGCCTTCACACCTGTAATAGTTGCCTGTGCATGATTATGTCTCAAATAATGAAAATATATATAGTTGGCAACAGGGGATTTGGAAACCTCACTATCACCATCACTATATCTCACGACAAGACGCGCTATAAGATCATCCCATCTTTTTTCCTTCGTTTTCCTTTCGTTGGCAATATATGATGAGAATTCCTCATACAACTTCTCTCCAAGGAGTTTTCCCAGATATTCCGACTCATATTGCATTACAAAGCCTTGAAGGCTGGCAACTATCGCCTTATTAGTCTCAGAGGGAGTATGTATATTCAATACAGCACCCTCAATATCAAGAATACCTCCTTGAAAAAAAGTATAATCCACTAACATTACACAATATCTTTGAGGTTCTTCTTTTTATTGAACAAGTCTTCAGCACCGATTTTCTTAGCATCCTCTATCAATTCCGTAGGAACGGTGGCAACACGCCCATCTTGGAAGAACTTAGCTGCAAGTAACATATTAACACTTACCTTATCACCTTTTTTATAAGAAGCTCCGTCCTTTGCGAACTCAACCTCATAAGTTTTAGTCAAATTTACCTTCATAGCATATATAAATTTATCCGCCGACAGCGACGGGGGTTATAGCTTCAATAACGGTTGCAATCTTATCCTTGACAAAAGCTGTTTTATATTGTTTTTTGATATAAACCATCAATCGTTTCTCACCAAGGATAGTCACCATATTTTTAGTGAAATCATCATTTTCCCACCCAAGTGTAATGGTAAGGACCCATACATCACGGATGTTAAGATAGTTAAAATCTCCAACCCAAATATCACCTTGTTTGATCGCAGTGCTGGTTTCCACTCTCAGACCTTGAATCAGTTCATCACCAATACGGAAAGGACGAAGATATTGCCCATTAACATCCTTAGTCAACTGCATTTGTGCATAGTCAAGAGGATGCATGAGCACAAGGTTTGGGCGATAAGCCATATTGGACATTGACACAATCTGTGTATACATACCAACAATAACATCATAAGTGTTGGGCTTATCTACTTTCAGAGTTGTCAAGGAGAATGTAGGTATATCACTCCCAATCCCTTTAATCTGACCACCAGAACCAGTACCAGACAGAATACCTTCTTCTTCTTTCAAACCAATACGATTGATAATCTCAGCCCTAACCTCCGCAACCAACTGAGGCAAATCAGATAATGTTTCTTCGGTTACTTTTGCGCCAAGAGCCACTTTGCCAGCATTGATAGTAACTTCTGACAATGTACCGCTCATCATAGGCTTAAGACCGCCTTCTGGAACCCATTCGGCTTCTTCTTCACCCGGATTGAACTCCGCATAAGTTAATGATCGTGTAGATATTGCTGCCACATTGGCAAATTTACGGATTACAGTCTGAGAACGCGGATCAACAGATAACTGACTATCAATTGTCATGTTATAATGTGGTGCCACACCTGTACTCTTCAAGGGCTCAACATCCTTTTTGCTCATAACAAGTGTAAGGCTTCTCTTGAATCCAGGAGACTGCTTACAAGCTGTTTTCAAGTCCACGGATTTCTCTCCATGTTTGCCTACAGTAATGAAATCCTTCAATTGCTCTTCAATCTGCTGGTCTACAGATTTGAAAACCGTTTCCCCATCTTCATTCTTATGCATTGCACCCTTCATGCGAACAATTATCTCTTTCATCTCACCAAGTTCCTTACGCACTGTTTCCAATTCCTTTTCGGAGTCTATCTTTTGAGTAACCTCATTTAATTTATCCTCAAAAGTTTTTTTGTCGATAGTATCGTTCATGAAATCACCTACAGTAGCGTTTATTGCGTCCTGCAACGCCTGTAATGACTTCACGGAAACCTCATCCATTCCCGACAAATCAATTTTGCTTAAAAAGTCAAATTTCATACTTCTTTAAGTTTTAAAGGTTTTGTAAATATTTTTATTTTTTCATCGGCTCCCTCTTCATCAAGTGGCTTGCCTGCCGGCTTGTATCGAGCGAGTGACATCGCTTTTCTTATTAACGTTTGAACTTCCTCTCTCTTCCTTATTGGAAGTCCTTTACATACATCACTTATTTCAACCGGAAGTGATTCCAACGCACTTTCATATTCTTCTGCCGATTTCAGACCAAGATATTCAGTTTCCCCGTTACATCCTATGGACACTACGGATATCTCATATAGAATGACTTCCTTTACAACCAAACAGTCACGTTCCCTATCATATTCACATTTTTCCCATACATAACTATAACCTATAGAGAACTGGTTCAAAGTTCCACTTTCAAGCTGTTTCAACGCTTGATTCCCTCTTTCCACATCATCAATAGACGCTTCAAAGTAAAGCCCTTTCTCATCTTCTTGCAGAAGCGTAATGCGTCCTATAGGTTCATGCATGTCATGCATCCACAACATGATAATCTTATCATTAGCAGAACTTTCCGGACCTCTCTCCTGTATACTTTTTGAGAAACATCCTTTCAAGAGCATATCACCGAACTTATCAATGTTATTGAAAATTGCGGCATAACCACTGATAGTTCTGCTGCCAGAATCATATTGTATCTCCTTTGCATAAAAAGATAAGGATTTATACTGCTTCCCCAGCCTGTCCTTGTATTTGCTTGTCTCCATCATTATTTATTTCTATTTTAAATTCCCCTTTTGGGTTATCCGGATCAATATCTGTAAAATTAGACATCTCAGTTCTTGCCTCCTCAAAAGTAATCAGCCGGTTGTTATACAATGAAGCTATAGCATTAGAGGCTGTAGACAAGGCATCCGCCAACTCTTTCATGTCCTTTTGAAGACAAGCGACATGAGTAAAGTCCATTTTGATTATTGCTCTGTCCTTACATATAGCATTAGTCAAAGCCTCTGTTATACATTCACTGTCAGGAATAATAAGATCCTGATATGCCGCTTTCTTTGCCTGAGAAGAGTTATCATAAGTACTTCCTTGTATAATCAGATTGGCGTCAAAACCTATGGTCTGAGCTATCGCCTCCAAACACGCCTTATCTTCCTCATGAAGCTTCAATTGTTCCGTATTTGATCCTAATGTAATCCATCCCAGTTTCTTAGGAGTCACCATGATTTCATACAACTTATGCACTATGCCATATTTCCTTTTAAAATCATTCTGCAATTTTTGGGATTCAGACGGAGTAATGGCGGCATTCCCTACATCAGTCGTATCATTCCCGTACAATATCCCTTTTGGACCTCCATTAACTATAAGATTTCCTCTCCCTATCAGTTGAGCCATATAGTTTCGCGTATGCGAAGATAATGCGTCTACAGGGGAATGGAAGGCAATTTTCCCTCCATTATTGCTTGGAATATCCATTATTGAATCGTATATGACAAAATATTCCTCATCCCCAAGCTCTATATTTACATCTCCCCAACGTATATATACCCTTTTAGCAATTGAAGAAAGTTCTGTCTGAGTAAATGGGTCTTTACCGAATGATTCCATATAAAATAATTCGGGAGGTATTACCATCATGGATTTAGGCAGGTCGGATTTTAAAGCTCTCAATGTATAAATAGGGCAAAATCCGAAACATTTTAAGGATATCTCAACCTGTTTTATAAAGGAACGCCCACTCTGTATTATATTTGGACGATTTAAGAGAGTCACAATATCTTTAAAACTCCTCTTTTCATTCCCGTTCATATCTGTCACGTAATATCTTCCGTTCTGAATCATTCTTCCGCAATGATCTAGAACCATTGCAAACGGCCAACATTCATGCAAGGCTCTTGCTTTCCCCTCAACAGTAGACATATCGTAATCTATATTTCCTTTATTGCCAGGAAACAGGCTCTCTACCCATTTAGGTACATAAATAAAATTACCCCCATCATCCTTACCATGATAGGTGGCTTCATCATACATATCCTTATTTGACTTCTTTAAAGAAGGTATCTTAAACCAGTGTCTCATATACAACAATAAAGGCAACCGCCGTTATAATACAGCAATTGCCTCCACAGTGATCACGTTCTAAAAGTGGGTATGGTGCAACTTCACACCATGAAGGCAATTGCCTGTTACAAAGGAACAAATTAATTTATTAATTAACAAGTAATTCAAATATTATTTTCGTTTAATATAAATTAAAATAATAAACTTCCAATTTATATACTCTAAAAATACCCATATTAAAAAAAGACCAACATTTTTTGTACAACATCCGATATTTTTTTGCCAAAGTTTTGATATATCTTAAAAATATACCAATTATATATTATATTTTTTCGATACGTAATAAGACAGTGCTGCTACAGAATAAATTGCAGCGCAATCATCTGAACCATTATAGTCCAATACTCCATCCATAAACTCATTGTATTGCGGTATCTTGTCATAGTCTGAACGGAACATCACATTATTTTTGATAAAATCCAAAAAAGCAGATATCCTAGCGTCTGCTCCCATATTTTTATGTATGATTCTGACATCATATCTATCCCTTAAGCCCCGTGCTATAGGAAAATAATTTTTTTCACTTTCAAACAAGATCTCCGCAGGAGATATCCCTTCTAAAAATGACAGAAGAACATTTTCATCAAATGAACTTATATATGTCACATTATCGATATATATTCGCTCATTTACATAACATGAAACCATAATAAACTTTCCGGCATATTCGGGAAGAACATATACAAGTCTTGTCCCCTGAATATTTTTAGATATATCATAATATCTCATATCTTTATTTTCCTGCTTAATTTTACTTCGTTTTCTTTTTAAGGAGAAACGAGTATATTCATCCTTAAACACCCATACGGTAATATAACGTAAGCAGTCGCAAATGTGCCCGTACTTCTCATAAGACTGCCCCGTAACCTTATCCTTAACTCTCGTCTTCAACATTCCACCGTTAACATCCTTCTTGGCATTATTATAATCAACAACTGAATTCTTACATCCGTCATCTACTGAAAAACACATTCCGGAACCACCATCAAGCATGTAATTGACAAACTCACCAGACATGGGCACGGACGGATTAGAATATGGTATCCTTTCTTCGACATGGTAAGTACCTTCCAGCCCTTCTACGAACTTGTCAAGGAATGACCTCTTTTCATCATCTATAGTATTCCCATTCCTTGTTGAAGCGTCACCATATAAATACAGCATATCATTGTATCTGATTGACCGCAGATAATCAACAGCCATCCGAGATGCATGCGTTACTGTGTTAAAGGGATCACCGGCACATATCTCATTAAACTGCCTTATATGACTTCCGTCCACTTGATAAAAACAAATCGAAATATAGGGAAGAACATTGTTATCAATAGAAATATGCACAGGAAGTCCCTTGATATATCGTGTTGTTTTAATATGCCTATTAGAATCGAAAGCATATAGAAACTCACCCCCCGTCTTAATACTACCCCATTCACCCAGCGCATATACCCGGTAATAGTTGTAATCATGTTCCTTGTACCATTGATAATTGGATATTGTCTGCCTGTCATAATATCCATATTTACCGTCCGGAGAACCAACCACCCAAAAATTATTTTTATAAGACGAATGCAGTTCTATTGTATCCGATGGGTACTTTTCCAGCTTTCCTGTACGTTCATTGGCGATCATTCTAGGTTTGCAACCCCGTTTCCCTAATATTGTGCTGTATGCCTTTGGCAAAGAACTTTTAGTAAGAGGATTTTTCACTTCGCCATATAGTTCATTTGGAAGATCGTCCCATTCATAAGTATCAAGAATTTTCGTTTTAATCCATGAATCCTCAGATACAGGATTAAAATTGCATATTATCTGCAACCCTTCCTTACCTCTAAGACGGAAACGTATCTGAGTAAAATCTTCATATTCGAACTCGGTTGCTTCTTCCATCACTATCCAACGATATCCAGTGATAGACTTTATTTTTTCAGGATCATCAAGCCCTGTAAAGTCAATTTTACAACCATTTACACAAGTTATATTATTTTCCTTAGGCACAAAGAACTGACTCAGTTGAAGAGCCTTTAGTTGGGTCTTAAACTCTTCATACACTGTATTCCTCAGACTAGCTCCCACTTTTCTTACAACAAGAGCCGAACCTTCGCAAGAAAATACAGACAACAACACAGCCTGTGTCGTAGATACAGATTTTCCCGATGAAGAACCACCTCTGTTTATAATGTACCTGATATTCTTATCATGCATAGCCTTACGGATATGCCAAAACAGAGGATTGAACAACTTATGTGAGAATACCATCTCTATCATCACTCGTCCCCAATTATCATGCGCACATTAGTACTGACATCACTTTTTACCGGAGCATCCCATCCAAGCATCTTGCTTATCTGTGTAATGGCGGCTATCTTGCTGTATAGCCGTATCTCCACTCCATATTGAGTGTTCTTAATTGACTGTATGCATAGACGGACGGATTTCGGAATATTCTCAACAGACTTTACCATATATGTATCTTTACCAGAGGACAGCAGATCTATCGGATCAACATTCACCACGCTTGCAAGAAAGCGAAGCACATCATCCTTCTTCATATCAAACCTCTCGCAAGCCTCAACCTGAAGCTCATTCAACCGGGAGGCCACATCTGAATTTTTGAGAAGGTCAAACGCACGTTTGTGCACAGTTCCGTCCTTCCAATTCACACTGCACGGATAAGCTTTCCGATACGCCTCTGATGCGTTACCCGTTTCTATATAATAGTGGCAAAATTTTTCTCTATTTATTACAAGTTTCTTTTTCATAAAAGTCTTTTCGTCCGAAGAACGTACCGTGCTCCTTTACACGGGATCATTACAATTCAAAGTTACGGAAAATATGAATAAAACAAAAAAACATACCATTTAATTCATATACCCTAAAAGTACCCTAAATTCATTGCTAAAATTCAAGTTTAAGCTCATTCACAGGATTAACTTTCTTTTTCCACTTTTCGCTTTCCGATATACATCGTCAATCAATGATTTAAGCTCGTTGATGTAGCTTTCAAGGGATGTTGCAGGCATCCCTTTCTCTTTTTAAAACCTGCCATTTCTATCTACCATTCTCTTTTCAGAATCAGTGGCTTGTCTTTTGGGAAATTTCCCATGCCACTTCCCCGGTATCATACGCGGATTTTCCCCTTTACTGTCAAATATCAATCTCCCACACTCCGAGCACAACGGTTTTCCTTCAAACTCCTTTATGCTTGCATCATACTCTATGGGAAAGATTTTATGTACAACAGGCCAATAATCCGATGTGGCTGTATTCTCAACACAACCACATTTGCTACAAATAAACAGTGGCATAATCAATATCTTTTTCCGTTCAACATAGGTCTTAATTCATTATATCTTTGTTTTTGCTCGATATACCATAGCAAATCTATTCCAAGATGCTTGGCAAGCCCGAAAATTTTAATGAGTGATAAAACTACATCTCTATCAATAAACCTTCTACGCAATCTACTTCATAAAAAGTAAATACATCTTCCTTGAACCCTTTCTCTTTCAGCAGTTTCGCTGTTTCTAATGTTACAAATCCTTCCTGTATCATACACTAAAATATTTCCGGTTCTTCTTTGTATGGAGATTTAACTTCGATAGTCGTGTTTACGGTAACTCTATCTTCGTAATATCCGCTTGCGCTAATCAAAAAAATTCCGTTTTCAAATCTAACATTCGTGATATCGCTATAGCATCCGTCTTTGACTATCATTACCTTTCTATTTATATCTTGCGCAGTAAGCAACAAATGCGCTAAATCCCGTATTGTCATTTTATTTAATTTTTAATCTTATTATGTTAAATACCATTATAATAACTACTAAAAATAATATATTTGTCAAATCATTCATTGTTATTCTCCTTTACACTCTTTACACTCTTCACAATGTAATTTATAAGCATGGGCAAACATCCCTAACGTAACAGGATCAAAGTGAAAATCTGCCTGTTTATCTTCTATGACAACTGAAACACATAATTGGCCGTTGCAAAAGTCAATATATGCCTCACCACCTCCATCCCCTCTAATGGAAAAGGTTTGTGTCTGTACACTATCCATGATTCTCCTCCTTCTTTAATATTGATTGTAATGGATCAAAATTCATATTTACTTGTTGTACCCTATCTATATCATACCTTATATTAGTACATTGTAAACTGCTTAAAACGTTTGACATTCTAAACGCAGGAATTACCATACAAATATCAGTTAAAACGTCTATCAACTGTTCTTTATTTAAATGTTGCAACTGAATCTTGATCATATTCCGTATTTCTTCCTCATTCATTATTATTCCTCCGATAAATTAATCACTCCATATAAATGTTATCAACCAAATAATTACAGAGATGCCAATCGCACCCAATGTAAGAGCACCAAATCTTGTTACAATCTTTTCCAGTTTCTTATTCCTCATAGATTCTTCATCCCAATTGTATGTTATAGTCAATCCCATTTGAATGAATAGCATTATAAGAACTACTGAAAATAAGATTTTTGTCAAATCATCCATAGTTATTCCTCCTTTTTTAATTCATCCAATACTTTCTTTACAAGTTCGTAGCGTGGTAATTGCCAATCTTTCGCAATATCATCTATTTTATCATCATAATGATTGTCATAAACATACTGATTCAAGTTGTTAATAAACCCATCACCGTCAAGACCTTCATCACAATCATCAAACATATCAAGTTCACAGGCTAATTGGAAGCAATCACAGTGACACACCCAGTCATAAATACGTCCGTCATAAACATTGGTCTGCCTGTAATATTTTTCTCCAACGTGTATTACTTCACCGCAAAATTCACATCTATGCTCTTTGCGAGCGATAGGAGTTTTATCTCTTAATACTTTCATATCTTTAAACATAACGCTTAGTAATATTACCGAATGAAATATGCCGATACCAAACAATATTTCCACGCTGGATGGTAATAAGCCAATCACAAGCCTTAAAAACTTGTCCTACATTATATAGGAATGGTCTTTTTTGAATTTTTCTTTTTATTCTTGCTTTCATTGTTCCTCCTCTGTTTTAATCTCTGTTACTTTGCCACGACTGATAAAACACTGACCTATTCCCAAATCTAGTATGGCACAATAGGTATCATCTAAAATATTACAGCATTCCCGGGACAAGGAACATTCATTACAAAATCCTTCTGATGGTTCATGCAGCACTCCATCAATTATTATTCCATTCTTTATTTCCATACCGTTCATTCATTAGAAGTTACACCCAAGCACAATACTTTGTCAAAAACGCCTATATCGTCAAATTCCAGAGTTAAATACTCTGTATCATAAGGGTAAGGGTATCTGCAATTTTTCAATTCTTCATCCGTCAATTTGCGTCTAATACGCATCTCTATTTCGTAATCATCGGAAAGATTCTCAATTATTTTTCTAAGTTGTCCTACGTTCTTTATTTCCATATTGTCTAATTAATTTGATTGATTGATTCGCTTTGTTGATTTGTTTACTCTGCCATAGTGTCTAACGCAAATAGCATTTGCCTTCATCGAGCGTCCTAATCCGTATAAATACTCCATGCGTGCATTTCTACGGATATTCTTCATTATCTTTTTTGCTTGTCTTAATTTCATATCTCAATCTCCTTTCTCTTTAATCCGTTCCAGTACATCCCTGTTGGCTTCGAGTATCTCATCGAAAGACGGGATTTCTCTCCAATGAGTAACATCCCAAGGTCGGAATGTTTCATAGGCGTAATTGTCATTCCAGAAGTATATATTGCTATCTTCTTCTATATCATAACATGCAAGCCTAATAACACTATCTTTAAGTCTTATTAATACAGGCTTTCCTTCCTCCGGCAACCGTTCCTTCACACTTATCCAAGGGGATTGATTTGACTGCCACTCTACTCCGGCAATAAAAGCTCTTTCCGTAACATCGAATACTGCATCACGAGAACCTGCATCATAATTGTCCTCTTCAAAATTCACTTCAAAATCCGTTGATTCTAATATTTTCTGAAGATAGGCACTTGCCGCTTCTTCTACTGTCTGTTTCATTGTATCTTATTTAATTTTTCTTCAAACTCGGCAATGATACAATCTGCATCACCGCCATGTACCCAATTCTCTAAAACGGAGGAAAGAACTTCGATAGCTTGTTCTTTCTGCCACTCTGCGCCAGCGATAAACCCCATATAATATGCCGGAAACATACTTCCACTGCTTCTACTTTCAGCGAAAGAATGAGCCGTTTCTTCTAATGTCTGTTTCATATCCTATCCTTTGAAATTCCTCATGTATTCGCAATCCTCATCACATACACCTTTCTTTGCACAGTGAGGGATATTAGTTCCCCGATTATATTCAAAATTATAACATAAGTTTCTGTATTCTTTCCTTCTTTCCATAGGACCAAGTGTTCTTGCTGAACTCCATGATTCATAGTCATTGCTAGACGCCTCTTTAAGAACGCATCCATCATCGTTATATAGCTTTCTAACTTCATTCATAATCATTCTTTTATAAATTCAAGTTTGTACCCTAAATACCCCGATTTACCTTCCGCATCCATAGCCCGTCCTGTCAAGTTACCATAAAGTTCATCCATGATAATGTAAAATATTACTTTGGGTAATGGTTTTTGTAGATATTCAATGTACACATTAAATAATTCATGTTTTGGAGTTACCGTTTCGATTTCTCTGAAACATTCGGTTATCGGACGAAAATCAAATCCATTCTTCTTTGGGTTGGTCAATAGTTCCTTATAGGCAGCTACAAGACCAGGGGATAATTGTATTGTTTCACACTTCATACTTGTACTATTTCAAATTCATCTGCATGTTCCTTACCAATCCAATCCCGTTTCTGATTTTCAGTTGCGGTTTCATAGATTCTTCCTCGCTTAGACAAATGCCTTTTCCTAAAAATACCTTCTTCTCCAAGTTTGTCATAATCTCTTCTTGAAGGGGATAATCCCTTTGCCCTGCAAAAGAACAATCCCGTTTCCTTGTGTCTAAATTTTACTGCCATTATTAATCCTCGAACTTTTCAAAGTGTACATCTTGGTTATCTTGTCTCACATTACAAATGCAATAATGATCATTGCATTCTGGTTTACAATTAAAGAAGCATTTATCACATCCGCATATAATATCGCTATCTTTTTTCACGATAATTTTGGCCCCATCACATTCAAATACTTCTCCTATTTTTCTTTCCTGTCTCATAATTGTTCAATCTAAGTTCGTTTTGAGGATTATCCATTAAACTTAAACTCATCCATATATCCCATTTCTTTTAAGCGGATATTAAACTCTTCAACCGAATCATTATTAGGAATAAATCGCTCAAGAACATCGTTAAAAGGGTGCAGATCGTTTTTTAAAATATCATTAGCCTCTTCTTCTCCACGTTTCTTCCCTAATCGGTCTTTGCATACTTCTATGTAATCATCTTTTGTCATATTGTAGTGCGTGACTGTATCAACAATTGTACTAAACCTACAATATAAGCCGTTTGGCTGTTGGGCTATAAATGATCCCATAATTACCTCCTTCTAATTTTTTATTTATCCACGGTTGATTTTACAATAATCTTATTATCGGATGATGGCATTACAATCACATTTCCGGCATCTGTGCTAATTTTTAAGATAGGATTAGAATTTGCGTCAATACTGGCTACTATAATCATATCTCCAAAAACATATCTTTTATCTTGTTCTAATTCATTCATATTCTAATTAGTTTCTTTCTTGATTTTACGCTAATCATTTACTTTCTCACCATTATCCCTATAAACCAGTTCTCCATCATTACTCAGACAGATGTGCTCACATGGTTCCGGTTCCATATAATCATCATAATATTCATTGCATTTCTTACAATAAATATAAGATGGAGTTTCCTGGGCTTCTTTAAATGGATCGCCCTTGGGTTTCGGAAGAAATACCGCATTTACAAATTCGCCTTTTATGACAATTTCCGATGATATCCAAACTTCTACAGGCTTCGCAAATTTGCAAGCATTAATACCTTCTTCTAAACTTCCACCGCTTCCATTCTCATAATACCGCATATCATTCGTATCTCCACCGTTCGGAAAGAAATCCCAATACACCTTTCTCCAATATGGTTTATCAGCCTCGGGCACATAAAAAGCGGTGATTGCTGCAAATGGGATATCTTCTCTGTATTCAACGTAAAGCAGCTTGTGTTCTACGTCTATCCATCCATTTCTTGAATCGTAATTAGGTATAGTAACTTTCATACTTTTGCTCATTATGATCTCGTTTTGAGGATTATTGTTTTTCTTCATTTTTCAAAAAGCCACTCCGGTCAGGATATACCTTTTGTACCAGTTTCTCCATTTCCTCAATAGCTTTATAGGCATTATTTATATCATCTTCACGATAGGGATTGTTAGGATTATCGCCAAATAAACCATATATGACCTTGTATGAGAGCCTGTGAGCACGTTGCCTATCAATGTATTTTTGCTCACAGGTAGCAGTACCGTCAAGCGTTCCGCCAAGGCTGTTTGTAACAGCCATAAGCCTTGCCAACAATTTCTTTTGAGTTTTATTCATTTCTATTCAGTTATGAATTATTTTTTTATAACTACCGCCATTGTACTAACAGTCGTTCCACTCTCTTTAAACTCGCCAGCGCTGATTTCAAACACTTCTCCATGTACTTTTTCCAACCATTCCCGGAACTCAACACATTTCTTTTCAGACGCGAATTTCCAATGCTGACTAGTTATAGCTGCAAGAATTCCACCTTCTTCCAAGCGTTCATACATAAGTCTTACATGGTCTATGTCTTGATTGCCGGAGAATGGAGGATTAGCAATAATCTTAGTGTAATGCCCTACACTGTCTTTCGTAAAATCTTCATCAAGCAATATTACGTTATCAAGTGTATGAAGGAACTCCCTGTTTTCTGGCATCAGTTCATAACATTCAACTGTTACTGACGGGCACGACCGATGAATCGCTTTTATCAGAGCACCACGTCCGGCACTTGGTTCAAGTACGGTATCTGTTTCATGAATTCCACCGGCAAGCATTACCAGCCAGTCTGCAATATCAGCAGGTGTTTCAAAGAACTGAAAATCTTTTTGCAAATCGCATCGCTTACCTTCTTTCAAGATGGAGAACACACGTTCCGGATTAAAAGGAAATGTGAAACCCTGTACCTTCCCACCTTGCCATGAGCCGCCGGCTTCTTCTATCCACTTTTTTGCTTCGGCATAAGATTTTTTATTGAATTGAACTTGAGGAAGTTTGAGAACACCATCCTCAAGAGTACAATGTTTCAATATCTCTTCCACGCTCCATTTCTTACCTTCATCAGCCTGTTTTTTCTTTTCGTCCGTTGAAGCGTCCGGCGCTAAAAGTGAAGATATTTTTTGAACAACTATGTTGCTTGCGTCCATGAAGGCACTGACGCAAGATATCGCTTCTATCAAAAAATCAGTGTCAACACACCCGGTATCGTCATAGATGTCTATCCCTTCGGTCATGGATGACAGTTCATTGAGCTGCGCTACACTACCATGTAACGTTTCGATTAAAATCTTTTTTTTGTTCGTCATAACTTTTCTGTAAATAAATTCTTGTTGTGTCTACACTTCCATGACCGAGAAGATCGGCCAGTTGAATAACATCTTTGTTTTTTTTCAGGAACATTTTAGCGAAAAAATGTCGGAAGGCATGCGCGTGCATCTTCTTTAAATCAATGCCGCAATGTTTCCCCCATGCTTTCAAGTGCTGGGAAAAGCCACGCTGTGTGATCGGGCCGAATCTCCCTACCGCAAAAATCCCGGTTTTACCATATTCTTTAGCGTAAACCTTCGCTTCCTGCTGCAATTGTTTTTGGAAGAAAAAACGTCTGTACTTGTTACCCTTTCCTTTTAATGTCACTTCCCCGGATATGATGTCTTCCCACGTAAACTGCTGGAATTCCGACAGACGGGCGCCCGTTGTTCCCAAAACCTTAATAAAGAAATAGTAATCCTTATTGTTTTTTGCCTTGAGATATTCCAACAGCCGGTTATATTCCTCCTCGGTCGGCACATTGTTCACATCAAGCTTGCGCTTTATTTGGGGACGCTTCAGTTCTATAGGCTTCTTCAGCCATTTGGAAAATCTTTCTATTGCTGTAATCCGCAAACGGATGGTAGCGGGAGATAATTTTTCTTCTTCAAGACTTTTTATAAACCTCCTGCAATTATCCATGTTTACCTCATTGGCGTATTCGAAATACTTTTTCATGGATGTGTAATATATATAAACTGTATGAGAAGAGTAATCATTGTTGTCAGTCAGCCATATAATGAAATCATTAAGTTGTTTCTTGTTCTTATCCGAAATGACATCAAGTTTTTCCAAAGGTTTCACCGCCTTTCCCCTTTTTCCATATCCGATGTTAAGGAAAGACAATAGATCGCATATAGCTGAACACATTAGCGAATGACACACCATGACATCTGCATTTTCACGCTTATAAACCAGATAGCCACGACGATTGACATCTTCAGTACGTTCAAGAAAATCCGTTACATATTTGATATATTTCCCGACAGTATCATAAGTTCTGCCTGTTGTGTATAAGTAGGAAATATAATCAGTTAATATCTTCTGCCTGTCATTATTCATAATCTTGTTTAATTAAATTACACCAATCATTGCTATCTTCGAAAAAACATCTGTATCCATTAGCCGTATGTTTGCCTCTCACTTTCCGACATATAGCACTGATCAAAGAAGGAGCCACGCCAATCATCTTACCAGCCATTTGTATCGAAGGGAATACTCCACATAATTTCTCATCCTTTATCAAAACAACGCTCTTTTTATTCATGCCTGCACCAGTCTTATGCCAAGCCCCACGTCCTTTAGACAGATTTTTTATACTTCTGGCCTTGGAACGTTTTGAATGATAAACCATTTTACGACCCTTGTTGCGAGAAACACAACCTTTTAAAAATCGTCCGGTAATTAAGTCTCTCTCAAATCGCTCAGGCGGTATATATAATTCACTCATTTCTATATCTTATTGAAGTCATTAATATAACTACGCCCAGCATCAGTTGGACGATAAACAACATCACCAAATGGTCCAGCCGATTTCGTCAACAAACCGTTTTTTACCATTTCTTCTAAATCGTCGGAAGGCTCACTATATCCACTCCATCCTTTTTTGCAGATATTGCCTAAATGAATAAGCTGCATCTTACTTAATTCTATATTCATTTGGTTCATATTTATTCGGTTTTTAACCATTTCCCTGATGTCTGGTAAATGGTAATTATTGGCAATTAAATTCTAATTGTATTATCAGTTAACTGTTAATCAACTTCCACTAACTCACCGTTTTCCAGTCTATACCATGTATCAGCCTTGACAACCTCACCATCGACTAATACAGCCTTCCAATCGACAATATCATACGTATCTTCCCCTTCTTCAGCTATGACCAAAATTGCACCTATTCCGCCTTTTACCTGAACATTGTTACCTCTTGCCACTGACAAACCATTTGATCCGGTTGAAGCCTTTCCTCTTGCCGTGGCAGCACCTCTATTACCAGCCGTGGCAGCACCACTATCACCAGCCGTGGCAGCACCATAAGTACCAGCCGTGGC